CTTCCTTTATGATATAAAGTTATTTTTGGACTTTCAGCATTTCTTCCATGTCTACGACGACCAATGCAAGCAAGTCTACTTGGTCTTCTGTAAATTCACTAAGTTTCATGCGGCGGCCCATTGTAATCTCAATCTTTTTGAGAATTGCGTTAGCCATATCTGGTCTGGCATTGTCGCCTTCACCAACCAATTGTTTCCACAGCTTTTGAGCCTTTGCGCGAACTTCATCAAAGTTAGCTTCTGCTTGAACAGGTATTTTCATACTATCCACAACAGTTGCACCGTCTTTTTGCTCGGCCATTTCAATAGCGTCTGCAATTGCATTTACTAGTTCTTCGTAACTAAAAGGGATTTTGTCGGGCATATATTTGAAACGACTACCCGCGAACAGAGTTGGAGTTTCTCGTGTATATAGCCACCGTTTACGTTCACCATTTACCCATTCGTTACCAATATAACCAATAATGTCTACAATACCATTACATACTTCACTCGCGCGCTTTGGTAGGTCGGGTGAGATAATTTCAATATCACTACCATCAGCAGTTTTTTCAACGCGTGAAGCACTATGTGCAATTAGCACAACACCATATCCTAGCTAAGTAATTTGACGCAGAGAATTTTCAAACTCTTTCTTGCAAGCTGTATATCCCGCGCCCCATGGAATGTCACTTATTTTCTGCACGCCGTTCTGCTGGCATACGAATTTTTCACACATATCCCAACAAATAGACACCGTATCAATAATGACCGTTTTGAATCGGTCTTTGGTGCGCTGATCAGCTAAATCGCGTAGAGCCATCTTGTAGTCGCTCCATTTGTTGATGTCAAATGGAAAAGCGTTACCAATGGCATTATAGCCTTTTTCAAAAGCAAGAAGAATTGCGTCGGGGAATGAGCAGGCAGCTGTCGTTTTCCCCGACTTGGGCTTTCCATATAGAAGTACGTACTTGCCCTTTAAGTCTCGAGAAATAACATTTTTTTCAACTTCCCAAAGATGCATAAGGCACCTCCTTAGAAGCCAAGATCAAATTCTTGATTCGTGCTAGTAGGAGCAGGAGTGGCCTTAGTCTTCATACTAGTCTTGTCCTTAAGAGTTTCAAGATAAGCCTTATGCTCTTTAAGAGCCTGCGCTAGCTCTGCTGGCGCAAAAGCCATCTCATCTTCCATAGGAGACTGGGTTCCTTTGGTTACAATCAGTTCGCTGACGCTTACGGTCTGTACACGAACATCAGGCTCACCAAAGTCGCACTCCTCAATAATTTCCTTAGTAGTGCTTGTGAAGTTAAGACGGCCCTTGGCACTATAAGTCTTCTGATTTTCCCAATAAGAAGTAATAGCATCAATCACACGAGGATTGGTTGCATAAAACTCCATTGTATCTACCTTGCCGCCATACTGCGGAACAATTGCCTTAATGCGGAGTTTCTTAGGCTCAATCTCGACTCCTTCACCATCGGTTACAAAATCCATGGAAGACACCGCAAATTCCATACTCCAAGACGCCTCTGGGCGGAACTCGCCAGTAGCCTTAGTGATGAAAGAAGCGTTAACACGCGGGAAAGAGACAAGCTGGCCTTGCTGATTGTAATATTCATTCATACGAATATTGCCATTTGTGATTCGTACCTTGTCTGCGCCAGCTTCACCAGCACCAGAAGCAATAGATACAAACTCATTCATAACCTTTTCGATAGATTCAAATGCTGGATTGAGCTTGCCGGCATTAGTAAGCTTGGGCGCGAACATATATACCGGGATTTCAAGAGTGGACTCCTCGTTGTTTATAACCTGGTGAACAAGTACCTTAATGTTGCCGCCAATAGTATCTACGGTTGCGCCATTCTTGACAAAAGAACCATACTTAAGATTAATTTCAGAAAGGATGCCTTCAATACGAACTCTATTTTCTGCTTGTCTTAACATTATTTTACCTCAGTTTTGTTTATAGTTTTGTTTTATAGTTTTATTTAAAGAAAAAGGGAGTCAATTTGGCTCCCGGTTTCTTACTCCTCGTCCTCTTCCTGAACGAAGTTGATACCGTCATCGGTAAGCTGGACATAAGTCAGAGGCTTCTCTTCGCCCTCAACAGTGACCTTCTCACGATAGGCCAGATTGTTCTTCACCAGAGAATTCACACGACCAGTGATGGATGCAATCTTCTCACAACCAAGAGCGGTCTTCATCTCCTCAGTGGTGGCGCGGCCGCCGTGGGCCTGCAGATACTCAAGTGCTTCAAAAGTCTTCTCAGTTAGCTTCATTTTAATTTCTCCTATAATTTAAAAATATTTTTTTTGTTTTTAAAAGGCTTCTTATCTCTCTCAACCTTTCTGAATATATTATACTATAAATTTCGTAAGATTTCAAATTTTTACTTCAGAATTTTCTCATAACTCTCACTACAAAAATCCCCTTCTTGAGTATTATAATGATTTAACTTGCAATAACCAAGATAACCACCATCAGCATTAAAAGCTCCTTCATCAGTAGACCGCTCCCATGCTTCACATTGATTGCAAGTACAACTATGTATATCTTTTGTAATTTCTTTTATAGTATCCCTAATAAATTTTAATTTCGCACAATATTCGTGTTGCTCTTCAACAGTATGATTAGGTTCCAGCATGAAATCTAAAAGTTTTGATGTTAACCCAGATTCAATTTGGAAAAGACTTACAATTTTACTCATATAGAGGCTACTCCAATCACATAATTATTAGTTAACTTAATAAGTTTAGTTCCTAGCGCACCGCGTGAGAGATTTGGAATATCGCTATATTTAATTCTAATTTGAGTTGTATTAGAATTAATTAATATATCTGCTTGTGAAGTAATTGGTATAAAATCACATATATTATCAGCTTTTTGAATCTTTACACCTTTAGTATTAGTTCCTGTTATATTAAATTCATTAATATTAGTACTCTTTCCATACCCATCAGATGTTATACTAAAGATAGAAGTTGTATTTTGTGGTATTGCTCGCGCGCTAATAACATAGTCTCCAGCAGAAAGTTTCATACCAATAATGCCACGTGTTACTCGCCCTATTGATTTTATTGGCGCTGTAGCAACCATAATAAATTGCCCATCACGAGACATAATTCCAAGCCGTTCGTCTTCC